GAGACCACATGGAACAAGTCATGATGGAGTGGATCATCCCCGGCGTGTTAATTTGGTGCGTCGTGACGGGGACCGTTCTCATGGGCCTGCTTTTATTCGTGATACTGCCAGAAATGAGGCGGCCGCGGAGGCTCGACCGCTGCGACCGATAGAAGTCGCTGTGATGACGTTTCAACCGTCATTTATGGCTGATTGGCAAGTCGAGTTTGAAGGGTTGTTCTATGCCCGCGAAAGCACCGTCGTTCGTTCCGAAGGCGAGCAAGGTTGCACCGTTTCCGATCCGCAAGTTTCGGAAGTTCATTTCCTATATCAAAATACTTTCGAAGGACTACGGACGTGTGCCGTTTATTCTTCTCGGATCACAGGCATACATTTTGGACGAAGTTTGCAAAGGATTGGACGAAGGTATAACGACGTTCGTCATTCTCAAGGGTAGAGCGCAAGGGGCAACCACTCTGTTCATCGCTGTCGATTTTTTCTACGCGCTTGAATATGCCGGGTTGCTTGGCACATTCATACTGCATGAAGAAAAGGCGCTCGGGAAGTGGCGCGCACTAATCGAAATGATGTTGGAGTCGATGCCGTACCGCGTCAAAGTGGATGGCAAGGCTCGCAAGTTTCGCCCTAGCATCGTCAAGCACAATCGGGACCTTCTGTTGCTGAGCAACGGTTCCAGCTTCGCCTATCTGATCGGCGGCGTTGCGGAGAACAGTGGCGGCGGACTCGGGAGGTCGGGAGCGTCCAACTACGTGCACGGAACGGAGGTCGCGTTCTACGCCAACGAGGACGACTTGAAGGCTTTCAGTTCCTCGCTGTCGTCAATATATCCGCACCGTTTGCAGATTTGGGAGAGCACCGCCAATGGATACAATCACTTCTACGGACGTTGCCAAGACGCCAAGGAATCCAAGACTGTTCGTTTCATCTTTTCCGGGTGGTGGCGAGACGAGCGTAACCAGTTCCACGTTAACGACGACAGGTTCAAAGCATTTGCTCCGAATAACAGACTGTCCACCTTGGAGCGTGAGCGTGTTCGATCCGTCAAGAGCCAATACCGCTTCGATATAAGCCTACAGCAACTCGCGTGGTATCGGTGGAAACTCACTGACGAGTTCCATGGCGATCAGACCACAATGGACTCGGAGTTTCCGTTCACGGAAGAGGATGCCTTTCAGGCGACCGGATCGAAGTATTTCACCGCGCCGGTACTCACGCAGATTACTCGGGACGCGCACCGTTATCCGTTCCAGACGTACAAATACAAGTTCACGCGACGGTGGGAGGACACGGACGTTTTTTCGGTTAATGACCTTCGCGCCGAATTGCGGGTATGGGAACATTCATCTAAGTTTGGATTCTATGTGGTTGCTTGCGACCCTGCCTACGGTTCATCGGATCAGGCTGATAGCAATTGCGTCCAAGTATGGAGAGCATTTGCAGAATGCATGGTGCAGGTGGCAGAGTATTGCACGAATGAATTCTCAACGTACCAAACGGCGTGGGTATTGGCACATTTGGCTGGTTTTTATGGGCAGCGGGATAGTCGAGTTATTTTGGAGTTGAACGGCCCAGGAAAGGCGGTGTTTAGTGAGTTGCAGCACGTTCGCGACCGTCTCAACCAAATGTCGCCAACTAGTGACAATTTTGAGTTAAGAAACTGCCTCAAGAACATGCGAGATTTCTACTACCAGCGCATTGACACGTTCTCCGGAGAACTTGCCTATCACATCGTGACGACGGAGGACATCAAGCGTATGCTTATGGCGCGCTTCAAGGATGCTGTGGAGTTAGGCCGGATGCACATCAGGTCCTTGCCGCTTGTCGAGGAAATGCGCAGGCTTGTGAACAACGAAGGTTCCATAGCGGCTGATGGGGGCGGCAACGATGACAGGGCCATCACGGCGGCGATGGCTCATGAGTGCTGGCGCAAGTGGCTACAGCCCATGTTGATAGGGATGCGTCTTACGCGCGAGAAGGCGCTGGAGTATGATGCGAGAGGCGGTGATCAGCCGATTGACCGTCTTGTGTCAAACTATCTCAAGCGCAGCAACATAACGGTGCCCACATGATGAACAATTTTGCGGAAAAACTTGAGAGAGGCCGTGTACGTGCTGGAGAGTTTGCGACCAGCAGAGCGGACGGAGGATACGGAGTTTTTCATGTGCAGGGTCCGTGTGGTGAAAAATTGAAGATTATCTCCGGCGAGGCAGGAGATTCAATTTCTGAGGGCTGGGAACATGTTAGTGTTTCGACGCGGCGGCGTTGCCCTAACTGGATTGAGATGTGTTTCGTAAAAGACCTGTTCTGGACTGACGACGAATGCGTGATTCAGTTTCACCCGCCGCGCTCGGAATATGTCAACAATCACCCGCATTGCCTGCACCTGTGGCGCCCGGTTGACAATCATGTTAGGTTGCCGCCAAGCGTCCTTGTTGGTGTGAAGAAAGAGGGTGTGATTACCTACGAGAGGGCGCTAGCATTGCGCGCAACGGTATGATTTCCCGTGACTGGCAATGTCTCAACGGCGCGTGCGGAACCGTGTTCCATAGCTTCGAGAAGGCGAATCCGCCTTGCCCCCAATGCGGCTGCGTCAGGGTAGATTGGGTGCCGGGTGGAGGGCATCGCCTGGACGTGGCGCCACGAATGGACGCGCGACTTCGCAGCATATCCGACCAGCACGGCGGGATGAATCTCAACTCCCCATCGCCGTCTCGCCTCAACAGGGCGGCCCCTCAGATTTACCAACCCGCGCCTTCCCCGGAACTTGGCACCGTGAATTTCGGCCCCGGCTTCTCTGCCCCGGTGAGTCGTGATGGGCCGATTTGCGTTCCTAGTTCCTCGCCCGTCAACATCCGTGGTAAGGTGGCTGTGGGCGTGCGGCGCGACTCGTCGGCCTCGATACCGGGTCCGAGCGCAAATGCAATCGTGGAGGCGCGTCACCGTCCTGACAGGCCGATCAAATGAAACTCTGCGTAGACTGCAAGTACTTGTTCGATTACCCGGATTACAAATGCGGTCACGATAGAGTGTCTGAATTGGCTGTTATGGTGATAGGGAACACTAGGGACGCCATCGGCGCGAAAGTTGATCCTTTTACAATGCGACTTCACGCCGACTTATGTGGACATCAAGCAGCATGGTTTGAGCCAAAATGATTTTCCCAAAAGATGAGGAAATGCTTGCGAAGCGGGTCACGTACCTTGTCGAGCATTGCCTTGAGACGCGCGACGAACGGGACCGTCTTTACCAGTGGCGCGAGCGCAATTACCTGTTCGGCGCCGACCAGGGGCAGGCGGACATCAACAAACTTGAGAGCCACATCGACCTTGTTACGTCATTTCTTTATGCGCCGGATCATGCGTTTTATCACATATCCGCGGACGCGAGCGACAATGACATTGAGGTTCTAAAAACAATCGCGCTACAGGATGACTTCAACGACGATTTCCAATCGTGTGGTCTGTCCAGCGCAATACTAGAGGCGATTCCGTGGTCTCTAGTTTACGATACGATGATACCGAAAGTCGGATGGAACCGAGACCGATCCGAGTTGTTCATTGAATTGGTTCCGCCGCACAATTTCGGGGTTTACCGGGAAAGTGTCACGGATTTAGACTCGCAAAGCTGCTTTTGCCACACGTATTTCATCGAATATCAGCAAGCTTGTGGAAAGCTTATGTTGGCTGGTCACGCCGACATGATACCTAGGATTAAGGTCACGTCGTCGGATTCGGTTTCTCCGTTCCCTGAAATGCTGCAACGTATGATCATTGCCGGGTCTACCGGATCAAGCCTTACAGGGACTCTGTTCGGTCAAGTTAATCCGGACTATAATCCAGAACCGATATACCAGCCTAAAACATCGGCCCCTCTTGTAAGGTGGAATGAGCTTTGGGCATGGGATGACGAGTTCCTTGATTACCGCGTGTTTCATTTGATTGAGCCTGACATTCTCATTTCTGATAGCGGTAAAACAATCGAGGCGTACAAGAAAGCCAGCAAGAACGTGTTGGACTTCTTTGGACGATACGAAAAGATGGGGCTAAAAACCTCAGACAGTAACCCGTTCTTTCCTGGCGAACACCCGTTCTCAAAAATCCAGCCATACGGAAAGTACAACTATTTTTGGGGAAAGGCGCACATAGACACGCTGATTCCGTTGCAGAGAAAGTTGTTAACCCGTCTTGATCAGATTGACGACGTTTTGGATCGGCAATCCGATCCGGCGAAGGTCGGTAGCGGTTTCCTTGGTCTCACAGAGGAAAAAATGCAGGCATTCGGCGGGGCCGGCACCTATCTATTCGATCAGCTCCCGACCGCAAAAGTGCAGGAAATGAAGCCTGACATGCCGGCGGATATTTTTCACGAATACGAGAAATTCGAACAGATGTTTTTGGAGGCTTCCGGACTGACTGAGGTCATATCCGGTCGAAGCGAGAAGGGCGTGCGGTCGCACCAACAGGCGGACGGCCTGAAAAAGAGCGGTTCCGGTCGGATCAAAAAGGCCGCGCTGTGCATCGAGGACCCGTTGAATAAAATCGGAGACGTGGCGCTAAAACTGAAGATGGCGCACGATTCCGACAAGCTGAAAACGCCGCCGGATGAGAACGACAAGACCCACGAATTCTTGCCGTGTGACGTGGGTCCGGTGAGAATGCGCGTTGACGGACACTCTCACTCGCCATTGTTCGGGGATGAGGCGCGCGAGCTTGCCGTGATCTACCGAA